TCTCATTACTTCGCTTCCCAAGGACGCGGCGGAGCGCGTGCACAAGCTGACCATCGAGGGCATCACCCAAGGCAGGCGACCTGAGTCGCTGATGAAAGACATTCTCAAGACAGGGGATGTCACCGTGTCGCGCGCCAGGCTTATAGCCCGCACGGAGACCGCACGCACCGCGGCGGTGCTCACCGAGGCGAGGGCTAAGCACATCGGCAGCGAAGGGTACATTTGGAGAAGTTCACAAGACCCAGATGTGCGCCCAGCGATCGGCACGCCGAACTTCACACAGTTGAACACCTTGGAGATGGGCAGTCACCGCAAGCTGGAGGGCACCTTTCACCGTTGGGACGACCCACCCATAGCAGCGCCCACAGGAGAGCGCGCGCACCCAGGGTCGATCTGGAACTGCCGCTGCTGGGCCGAACCTGTGCTGCCAGATAGGATTTAGCTTCTTTGTGGTATCGTGGTAACGAATCCAACCAGAGCTGGCGCGCCCAGCGCAACGAGGGAGAAAACATGAAGAACAGAGCACTCAAAGCATTGTTTGGGGCGTTCATCGCGCTCGGGTTTGCGTGCGCAGCAGCGGCACAGTATGTGCCCGGCGCGCAGCCGGTGGTCTACCCCACGTATCAGCCTGCGGCGACCAACTTTACCGCAGCTTCTCAAAATGGCACAGCGTTTACCAGCACGGCACTGCGAAGCGCAGTGATCGTCGCGGTGCAGAACGGACCCACCCCGGCAGCACTCACGGGGGTTGTTTCCGGCACCACCACATCGGTAGAAACGTGGACCACCAATGCCGCTACCGATACCATCGGCGGCACAGTTGCTGTCACGCCATCGGGACTCTCGGCCTGCACAATTACGTTCCCAGCGTACACAACGTTGGCGAGCGCGGTTACTCTGTTCAATGCCAACACCGTGTGCAACAGCACCGACGGGCTCACCGCTTCGGCCAGCACCAACCACTTCATTCTTACCCAAGGCGGCGTAAGCCTGACCATCACCGACAACGGCAGCACGCTGGTCAACTACAAGGCATCGACCGCGACCTGGGCGCTGCAAGGCAGCATCGAAGGGGTGAATTGGTTCGCTGTTCCCACCGCTGCGCTCCCCACTACATCGGTACCAGTTACGACCACGGCGGTGTCACAGGCCACAGCTACTACGACACAGACGGCCGCGACCATGAGCTACGCTTATATGGCGAACATCTCCGGCTGGAATCATTTCAGATTTGCGACCACATCAGGCACGTTTACAGCATCGTCCGCGCTATCGCTTGCATTTTCAGGCACGCCGCACGCGACCTTCTTCTAAGGACAGCCAATGGAAGCGACAGCGTTCCGCGTAAGCGAGAGGATCGGGCCGAACATGGCGTGGACGGATGAGAAGTTTCTCGTCTGCTACGCGGTGCCCATCTCTCGCACAGGCGTACTGATCTACGGAGCAGCCGAGCGCCCCGAGGTTCAGCCTGGTCCCGATGGCCTTATCCGCATCGAGCGCAACGCCGAGGATGTCTTCGCCGAAGAGAGCATCAAGAGCTTGCAGGGCAAGCCGCTGCTCAACGAGCACCCCGTGTTCGACGTGAACCCCGAGAACTACCAGGGGCTAACGGTAGGGACAGTCATCAACCCTCGCCGCGGCGAGGGCGTTTACGATGACTGCGTAGTGGCTGATGTTGTGGTCATGGACAAAGCAGCCATCGAGGACGTGCTCAGCGATAAGCGCGAAGTGAGCGGGGGTTACGACTGCAAGTATTTCGATCTCGGCGAAGGCCGCGGCCGGCAGACCAATATAATTTTCAACCACGTGGCGCTGGTAGAGAGTGGTCGCTGTGGCCCACGTTGCAGCATCAAGGACCACGCCATGAGAGAGGAACCGAGCATGTCAAAGACAAACACGAAGCATCCGTGGTTGGACAAGCTGCGCACGCTGGGCAGTTCGTTGACGGCGGACAAGAAGGCTACCTTCGACGAAGCTGTTGAAGAGGCAGAGCGCGAGGCCAAGACCAAGGATGAGGAAGAGGTCGAAGAGCGCGAGCGCGACAAGACCAAGGACGCGGAAGATTTGTCGAAGCGCATGGACGAGCTTGAAGCCAAGCACGCCACGCACGACGCGAAGTTCCGCACTCACGACGCGAAGCTCCGCACTCACGACGCCGACATCGCCGAACTGAAAGAGAAGATGTCCGGCAAGAAGGACGAGGAAGAAGAGTCGCACGACGCCGACAAGGAGGAGGGCGACAAGGAGATCGAAGGCGAGCTGAAGGAAGAGGCGCCTCCGGGCACCGGCGACCGCGCCGCCAAGGCCAAGGATTCCGCGTACCTTGCGCCCACGTGGCAGGCGACGAAGGCCCTGGCCGAGATCCTCGTTCCGGGTATCCGCATCCCCACCTTCGACGGCAAGGGCGACCCCAAGGTCACCTACCGTGGCATCTGCGACTTCCGCCGTCGCGCGCTGGGCCTTGCCCTGCTCACCACGGACGGCAGTCAGATCGTGGCTGACGTGCGCGGAGGCCGTCCGCTTACCAGCGACGATCTGGGCGCACTTCGCTGCAACGAGGTACGGCAGTTGTTTTACAGCGCGGGCGCGGCTAAGAAAGCCGCCAACACGCGCGACATGCAGCATCCTGGGCAGTATGTGAACACCGAAGGCTCCGGGGGCGGAGTCGGCGTGACCAGCAGAATGAAGACGCCGGCCGAGATCAACGAAGAAAACCGCAAGCGCTACGGCGCTGGCGCGAAGTAGGGAGGAAACCATGTTTCGACTCATTCAGAAGTTGTTGCAACGGAAGCGCGAGGTGGGGTCGTATGTGGGAACCTTCCGAACCCATGACGCAGCGTTCACGTTCCGTATGCCGACCGGATTTCCCGGCACGGTAAACCGCACCCACCCATGCAGCATCGAGCCCTGTCTCATCGACCCCAACTCTACCATCGCCGCGTACGGCTTGGCGGTAGTTGTGGACTCGGCTACGCAGGGCGTGCGCACACTGGGTGCAGGCGATAGCGCACTCACGCAGGTCTACGGCATCGGCGCGCGGCCCTACCCCGTGCAGCAGTCAACGGCCTCCAACTACGGCGCTACGACATTCGGTGCCGCCGCTCCTCCGCCCAACCAGCCTCTCGACGTGCTCAAGAGCGGCTACATTCTTGCCTATGTCAACAACTTCGGCGTGAACAACTCTGTGAAGAACGGCGCGGTGTACATCTACTACGGAGCTTCAAACGGCCAGCATGTGCAGGGCGGTTTTGAAGCTGCGGCGGGTGGAAACCTTCTTGCCCTGTCTTCGCAAAACCAAACGTACTTCAACGGTCCTGCCGGTCCCGATGGCGTCGTTGAGATCGCGTTCAACCTGTAGGAAGGGAGCATCCATGTTGACATTCGATAACAGCCACCAGACGCAGGATTCCAGAGGGAACCAGCTTGGCGTTCGCCTGCCCTATATGTGCACCACGCACGATGGGCGCACGGTTGACTCGACAGGCGCCTTCATGGTCGGCGAGTTGGAGCGTTTGGACCAGAAACTTCACGAACCGCTGGTATCGGTTACGTGGGGTCGTGACATCGATCTTCGCGAGGATGTGACCATCGCGGACGAGGTGTCGTCGTTCACCATCAGCACCTACGGCTCGGCTGGATCGCTCGGCACCGGAAACGGTATCGGCAACGGCAAGGCGTGGGTTGGCAAGACCACCAATCAAATTGGCGGCGTCGATCTGGACATCGGCAAGGTTCCCCATCCACTGATTCCCTGGGCGCTCGAACTCAAGTACACCATCATGGAGCTTGAGTCCGCCGCGAAGCTCGGCCGTCCCATCGACCAGCAGAAGTTCCAGGCGCTTCAGCAGAAGCACCAGATGGACATCGACGAGCAGGTGTACATCGGCGATACCACCATGACCAACGCGGGTGCTGCGGTTACGGGGCTCATCAACAGCACATCCGTCACACCGCAGCCTGTTGTGGCCAGCGCCGTAACCGGATCAACCAAGTGGAGTCAGAAGTCTCCTGACGAAATCTTGGCTGACTTCAACACCGCGTTGACAACGACTTGGGCGAACTCGGCCTGGGCTGTTCTTCCCAGCCGGGCTCTGATTCCTCCCGCGCAGTTCGGTCTGCTCTCGACGCAGAAGGTTTCGCAAGCTGGCAACATCTCGACGCTGAAGTACATTCAGGAGAACAACGTTCTCACGGCGTCGGGACAAGGCAAGCTGGATATCTTCCCGTTGAAGTGGTGCATCGGCGCCGGGCAGGGCGGCACGATCGGGACCGTGGGCGTGGATCGCATGGTGATCTACACCAAGGACCAGGAGCGGGTCCGCTTCCCCATGACCATGCTTCAGCGCACGCCCGTGCAGTACGACGGGCTCTTCCACAAGACCACTTACTTCTGCCGGCTCGGGCAGGTGGAGGTCGTGTACGCCGTCACAATTTCTTACTGGGACGGGATCTAGCAGCACCGGAGCCGCGCGAGTCTGCCAAGGTTCGCGCGGCGCTGTTCGAGAGAGGAACCACAATGGCAATCGATGAGAGAACGCTTCAACCGTTCGGGTTGGGGCCGCAGAACGTTCCGTCCAGTCCCGATGAAGTTTTGCGGCCCGGCGAGAGCACCGTGACCATGGTGTTTCCGGTCAAGGTGCTGCTTAATACGGACGACGGATACAGAGTCGAGTTCGCTCCAGGTGTGCAGGAAGTACCCGAGCACTTGGCGGGTCACTGGTGGCTCAAGGCGAACAAGGTCACCGACTACAACGCCCCTATCGCCAAGCAGGCAATGGAGAACGCGCAGTCGGTTGCCGAGGCACAGGCAGCTTTCGACGCGGCGCAGGCAGCGCTGGTGGCAGCCAAGGCCAAAGCCGCGCGCTCAGGGGCTCCGATCGTGCCCGTGCAGGCTGTGGTCGAAGATGCGCCCACGGAGGAGGAAGTGGCCGCCGACAAAGAAGAGGAGGAGGCTGAGGAAGAAGAGCGCACAGCGAAGGACGACACTGCCAAGCGCAAAGCCGATGCGGACCTCATTTTGGCGCAGGCGCGCAAGGCGCAGGCGCGACAAGCATCCGGGCGACGGAGGTAACTATGCCACTCATGAAGGGCGACACGCCGGCCGCTGTGCACAGCAACATCAAGACAGAAATTGCTGCGGGAAAGCCCAAGGCCCAAGCGGTGGCTATCGCCCTTCACACAGCCAAGGACGACGACATGACCATCGCGCCACAGAAGCCGGCATCGGCGAGGGTCTTCAGCACAGGGTACGAGGAGCAGAGCGAGATGGGCGTAAACAGCAACCACCCCAAAGTGAACACGGCGCCGGTCGCCAGCGACTCCAAGGACGAAGCCTACCTCACACCCACCACGGCCATGACCACATCCGAGATCAACGCCAAGAACCGCGCTTACTGGGATCGAGGCGGCAAGAGTTCCCAGGCGAAGGACTGCGCCGTGATTAACGACATGCCGAAAAGAGGGTAGTCATGCAAGGAGCAGCTTTTCTTGTGCGCGTCGAATTACCGTTCGAGCAACTGCGGTGTCCTGTTTGCCTGGACAAAGCGCACGACGTTTTTACGGCAGAGCCCCTGCGCGTCGAAAAACCTTGGAGTTTAAAGTGCAGCAACGGGCACGCTTATCAACTGGCAGTTGACTACAACCGCCTAGAAGCAAACTACGTCACTGCGGAACGGGTGTAGCCATGTCCACCTGGCCTCCTACACCGGCACCGCTCACACCAGTAACCTACGTGTCGTTCATCATCGACTATCCAGAGTTCTCCAACGCCGCCACGTATCCAGAGTCGGCGTTCACCTACTTCGCCAACGAAGCGGCCACCATGATGAGCGCGAACCGCTGGGGCGCGATGTACAACAATGGGTACGAGCTATTCATCGCTCACAAGCTTATGCTCTACAAGCGCAGGCAGGACACCGCCGCGCTCAACGCCTATCCGGGCATTGGCAAGGGCGTGCTCAACAGTGAGTCTCCAGGACAGGTATCGCTAAGCTACGACACGCAGGCCAGCACGGAAGAGCGCGGCGGCATGTGGAACGAGACCGAGTACGGGCGGGAGTTCTTGCGCAAGGCGCGGCTCGTCGGCATGGGCGCTATCCAGATCAACACCGGGTCT